AGACCCTTCAGCTCCAGACGCTTTTGTAAATGGAATTATGGAAGGGAAAGAGTGGGTTTGGGAAGGCGGTAGTCTTCGTGAAGAACTCGCAGAAAAAACTCAGAAGACAATCAATACACTTGTCGATCAAAGAAGATTAGAGGAGAAAAAACTGAGTCTGTTTCAGGATTTTCTAAATAACCTCTAATAAATTTAAAATCTATAAATAAGTATAGATTCTTACGAATTATCAAAAAAACTCGGTAACAATTTACACTAAATGGAAAACATCGAAGAAAACCAGGTCACCGCAGGAGCAGCAAAAGCTGATCCAATGCCAGCATCAGGCATCCCAGTAGAGGATCTTGGTGGACCTACACCAGAAAACTACAAGCCAGATGATGACTCTGCAAAACTTAAAGATCCAGCAGCGACCCTTGCACAAGTTAAGGATATCGTGAATGCGAAGGCAGGTAAAGCAGAATCAGTAGAACCTGAAGGCGATGTAATCGAAGAAGAACCAAAAGCAGAAGCAACTGATGAAGTTGTTGCTGAAGAGGAAGATTCTAAAGAGGAAGTTGTTGCCGAAGAGGAAACAACAGAAGAAGAAGTCATCGAAGAAGAAGAAGTTATTGACATCGACGCAGATGTTAAAGCACTTCTTGAAGGTGAAGAACTTTCTGAAGAGTTTCAAGATAAAGCAAGAACTATCTTTGAGGGAGCAATCCGTTCTAAGGTTGCAGATATCAAAGAAGAATTGCAAGAGTCCTACGCTGTTGCTCTAGTTGAAGAACTAGATGAAATTAAGAAGGGACTAACAGAAAGAGTCGACTCCTATCTCGAATATGTTTGTGATGAGTGGTTCCAAGAGAACGCATTACAAGTAGAGGCAGGACTTAAGACTGAAATGACTGAATCATTCCTAGACGGAATGAAGAGTCTTTTTGAAGAACATTATGTAACTATTCCTGAAGAAAAATACGATGTACTTAATAGCATGGTAGACAAGCTTGATGAAATGGAAGGTAAACTCAATGAGCAGATTGATCGCAATGTTGCTCTAAATCGTAGATTGGCAGAATCCAATGCAGATGGTATTTTCACCGCTGTATCTGAAGGTCTTGCAGACACTCAGAAGGAAAAACTCGCTACTCTTGCCGAAAATGTTGAGTTTGAAAGTGATACAGACTATCGTGAGAAACTAGAAACACTTAAGGAATCTTATTTCCCAAGTAAAGCTAGTGCTCCAAAGAACACCTCTGAGAACTTATCAGAAGAGGTTTCAACAGATGAAGTAATCTCAGAAGAGACTACTCCTAGAATGCAAGCCTATTTGAACGTTCTTTCCAGAGCTGTTAACAAGTGAATTTAACATTAATTCAAACAATAAACCGTAAGAGGTAAATTTCTCAAATGTATAACACAGAACATTTGCAGGAAAAGTGGGGACCTATCCTCGATTATGATGGACTTGATCCAATCAAGGACGCACATCGTAGATCAGTTACCGCAATCCTGCTTGAAAACCAAGAAAAAGAATTAAGAGAGGAAGCATCATTCCTTTCAGAACAACCAACAGTAAACACTAACACAGGTGCTAATGCAGGTTTCTCTGCTAACGCTTCCGCTAGTGGTCCTGTTGCAGGTTTCGACCCAGTACTAATCTCATTGATTAGACGTTCAATGCCAAACTTGGTCGCTTATGACCTTGCTGGTGTTCAACCAATGAATGGTCCAACTGGACTTATCTTCGCAATGAGATCCAGATTCAACAACCAGTCTGGTTCAGAAGCACTATTCAACGAAGCAGATTCAGCATTCTCAGGACAGAATGAAGGATTTGACCTTAACAGTGGTTTCACTGCTACAGGTGCAAACAACGTTGGTTTAGGTACAACTGCACAGAACGGTTCAAATCCAGGATTACTTGGTGGAACTGCATCTCAAGCAAATGCTACTGACTACAACGTTGGTCAGGGTATGAGAACAGACGACGCTGAAGATTTAGGTACAACTGGTGATAACTTCAACCAGATGGCATTCTCAATCGAGAAAGTAACCGTTACAGCGAAGTCCAGAGCTCTAAAGGCAGAGTACAGTCTAGAATTAGCTCAAGACCTCAAAGCAATCCACGGATTGAATGCAGAGGCTGAGTTAGCAAACATTCTATCAACTGAGATTCTTGCTGAAATCAACAGAGAAGTTATTAGAACAATCTATAACGTCGCTGAACCAGGAGCACAAGCAAACGTTGCTTCAGGTGGAACATTCGACTTAGACACAGACTCCAACGGAAGATGGAGTGTTGAGAAGTTTAAGGGTCTTATATTCCAAATCGAAAGAGACGCTAACGCTATCGCACAAAGAACTCGTAGAGGAAAGGGTAACATGATCCTTTGTTCTGCTGACGTTGCTTCAGCATTAACAATGGCAGGTGTACTTGACTACACTCCAGCACTTAATGCAAACTTAAATGTAGATGACACAGGCAATACATTTGCTGGTGTATTACAAGGTAAGTACAGAGTGTACATTGACCCATTCTCTGCTAACGTAAACGACAATCAGTATTACGTTATTGGTTACAAGGGTTCATCTCCTTATGACGCTGGACTATTCTACTGTCCATACGTTCCTCTACAAATGGTTAGAGCAGTTGGTCAGGATACATTCCAACCAAAAATTGGCTTTAAGACAAGATACGGTATCGTTGAGAACCCATTCTCACAAGGTACAGATCAAGGTCTTGGAACTCTTACACGTAACAAGAACCGTTACTACAGAAGAGTTAAGGTCACAAACCTTATGTAATTTCTTTTACATATTTTCCGAGAGGGTTCATACGAACCCTCTTTTTTTTATCTAAATAAAAATAAAACTAATAATGGCAAACTCGGCATTTGCAAAGCAAATAGAAAATAGAAATTTCCTTACTGGAGTAGCATTTAAGTTTAACTTGACAAAGTTTCCAAAGGTTGACTTTTTCTCAAATTCTGCTAGAATACCAGAGTTAAACCTCGAACTTACTCGTCAACCATCATACTTAAAAAATATTGATGTACCAGGTGAGAGATTAACTTACGGTGATTTAACACTTCGGTTTTTAGTTGATGAGAATATGGAGAATTATCTTGCAGTATATAATTGGTTAACAGGTTTGGGATTTCCAGAAACCACAAAAGAATTTAAAGATTTAACTACAGATAAGGATAATCAAAGAGATCCTAAAGAAGCATTCTGTGATGGTTCTCTAAGAATACTAAACAGCAATTATAGAGAAGTAGCAAAAGTAAAATTTAATGATTTATTTCCTGTATCCTTGACATCTTTAGATTTTGATGCTACAAATACAGATATACAGTACTTTACTGCAGAAGCAACATTCAAGTATACAATTTACAAACTGACAACAACTAATTAATGGATCTTGAGAAAATTCAGGAGATGTGGGAGAGAGACTCCAAAATCGACCCTGATAATTTACATGATGAATCACTAAAAATTCCACAACTCCACTCAAAGTATTATACAGTCTACAATACAATTACTTTGTTACGAGAAAAGGCAAGGGAAAGTTATGCAAAAGTTAGATTAGATAGATATAATTATTATACTGGTAAAGCGACAGTAGAAGTTTACGCAGAAGAACCATTTCCATATAAGGTTCGTGAAAAAGATGCAATCCAAAGACATCTAGATGCAGATGATAAAATGAATAAGATTGATATGAAGATTAAATATTATGATGTAATGCTTAAATTTTTAGAAGAAATAATTCGTGCAGTATCAAATCGTACATATCAAATTAAAAATGCCATCGAGTGGCAAAAGTTTCAATCAGGATTCTAATGATAAAGGACTTATTAAAATCAGATGCTTATATGCTACACCATCGAGTTGAGATATGTGGTTATCATTTAGATCGAAAACAATTGACTAAAACATTAGTTGAAAATATGTTTCATTATGAAGGTGTTGGACTTGCTGCCAATCAAATTGGTATTTGGGAAAGAGCATTTTGTATGATAATAGACTTTGAGACTCAAGAAACTATTACCTGTTTTAATCCAAAAATTATTAAAACATATGGTGATCCTGTTTGGTGTGAAGAAGGGTGCTTATCATATCCCAATGAATCTATAAATGTTAAAAGACAAGAAGGAATTATTGCAAAATATGAGGACGAAGATAAAAAAGTGCACGAACTAAAATTAGATGGTTTTTTAGCAAGAGTATTTCAGCACGAATACGACCACTTAGAAGGGATTGATTTTACACAAAGATAAATAAATTTTTACTGTGAGGGTAGGAGTCGAACCTACAAGTCCCGCCAGGAACGCTAGTTAAACAGACTAGTGCGTTTACCAGTTTCGCCACCCCACATTGAGATCCCTAGTCAGGGATCGCTTGCATTATACGGGTTACACCGATTCCTCCACCACTGCGTGGGAAGAAATCAAACTCTAAGAACTCTTCAAGTTCTTTTTCAACTCTTTCCTTACCAAATAATTTGTAAAGTAAGTTAGCATATTCACCATCAGATATCGTATGGAAGGTATCACGCATCTGTTTTTTGTCAGTGCTTCGTTCTGCACTACCAATTGTTTCCATACCATTTAAGATTACATCAATCTTTTTACTGGTTACACCATCATCATATCTTGCCATATTCCAAAATGGTGATGTCCATTCAGGAAATCTAGTAATCATACCACGACCTATCTTCTCTTCATGTTCGTGCTCAAGTTCTTTTGCATTAAACATATTACCCCAGTCATCGTAAGAAAGAATATTCTCTTGTTCTAATGGTATTCCAAGATGCTCACATAATTCAATCTCCATCTTTTCAAGTTCTTCTACACCACCGTGCATTTCAAACTCAAACATAGGAAAAATAGTTTCGTGTCTACCTGGTACAGGATTTGGTTCTGCTCTATATGATGTAGATAAACAGAAGAAACCTGGTGCCTCTGGATTCTTAAGTAATTCATACTCCAACCACATCTGTCCAGTCTGAGGTAATGGCCAAACATTATTACCATAATTGTATGTTGCTACTGTTTCTGGGTCTTCACAAGCAGCAAGTATACTTAAACGGTTCTGAGTATGAACTTCATAAAAACCTTTAGACAAAAAAAATGACCTTAATAGGTCAAGTGTCTTCGTATACTTTTTTGGGTCGATCAAACTTGTCATTAATTCTTGATAAAACTAATTTATTTAGAATATAAATATTCAGGAAGAATCATAATTACTATGAAACCAACACCAAGAGAAGCAAAATCAAT